GTGGACGAAAGTTGAGGAAAATGAATAGAGCTGAAAGAAGAGCTAACAAGTCTAAAAAAGGCGGGAAATATATAGGCCTTAATAAAAATAGACAGACACAAGTTGGAAGACTAAAAAAATATTAGAGGAGGAATAATGCCTAACTGGGTAGATAATAAGTTAACAATTGAAGCAGATAAACAAACAATAGATAATATTTTCAATAAGATTAAATCACAACAGTTAAATGATTCTAAAGTTTATCAAATAGCTTTGGGTTTATATCCAATGCCTAATGATATTACTTATGTCATGGGTACTGGTGGCAGTGAACAATATGCAGTATTGCAAGATAAAATTGTAAGGCCACCATCAGTTACTAACCTTGTTGATAAAAATTATGATGAAAGATTAGAATTTGTAGACCTTACAGAAGTTCAGAAAAGAGATTTGAATGAAAAACATGGTGCTACTAATTGGTATGACTGGAATGTAAAAAACTATGGAACTAAGTGGGGTGACTGTAGAACAGAGTTGATTAATCACGAAGAGTCTAAATTGGAATTTGTGTTTGAATCCCCATGGAGTCATAGTGCGGTGTTAGCACAAAGAATATCAGAAGATTATAAAGCATCAGTGGAACTTAAGCATTACTCAATAGAGAATTGGGAGAAGGGTATGTTCTTATTTGAAGAAGGTACTTTACATAAGTCTGAGTATGAATTACTTGGAGACCCCGATGAAGTCTTAGTACCAGTGAGTGAAGAAGAGTAATACAGATGATGGGTAAAGTTTCTAGTAGAATAGTAGGTAGCTTTAGGGCGGTATGTTTCGCCACGGGGTTCGCCTCCTTTCCTCGGGGAATTTTATACCGCCCATCTTTATTTTTAGGGGGTGACAGGGATAGACTTATTGTTTTGCGGGACAGCGTTACAAGAAGTAACTGGGGTTCAATTCCCCACACCTCCACTAATATCACGCGAGTGATATAATGTTTCATAAAGAAAATGGGGAGGTTGAAGTTCATACAGAAGTTGTCCTCTGTGTGGTCTCCTTTCTAACCTCTCTATCTTCCTTTGTGTAACATACAGCTATCTGTAATGCAGGTAGCTTGAACTGAAAGGTGCACTCCGTTAAAAGCGGACTCTTGCGAATGCATCGTTCGGTTCAAGGTACTTGCTTATAAGAATTTGTAAGTACTTGGCTACTGAAGAATAGGGTAATACCCAACAAGTAGGTAGCTTGTAGCACATAGCAGAGTTAAAGGTCTGCAGACACTTTAAACGATTGCTAAAAACTGTTGTGTGTTACAAGCTATCTATTAGTTCAGAACCATATTGGGATTGAAGTTGTAATGACTGAAAGTTTCAAGTCAGTATGGATTAGTAGGTAGCTTGTAGCACATAGGACAATGGGTGTTATTACACGACTTAAATGCGTGGCATTGAAATAATATGCGACCCTCTCTGATAACATCAATGAGTGGTTATCGCTTCACTGATAACATCATTAGATGTCTTTTGTGTTACAAGCTATCTATAAGGAGAAATAGTGGAAGAATTAAAACACAATTTATTTGTGTATGGAACATTAAGAGAAGGTCAATCGCGTAACAATGTGTTTCGTGATGCAGAATATATAGGTGTCAGGAAGACCAAACCTCATTACACAATGTATAGTCTTGGTGCGTTCCCTGCGTTATCAACTCTTGGTAATACAGAAATAGTTGGAGATGTATATAAAGTATCTGATTACACATTAGAATTGTGCGATATGATTGAGGGACACCCTAGTTTTTACCAAAGATTACCTATTGAATTGCAAGATGAGTCTATAGAAGAACCATTTGCATACTTTATTGTAAATAGAAATTGGTCTGGACACGCAAAGATTGATAGTGGTAATTGGGTAAAGGAACTTATATAGTCCCCTTCTACCCATTACACATTCTCCTTATACCAAAAGGACAAATCATTGGTTGATGTGTAATAGATTGCCGTTTCTTCAACAATCTCTGCAACATCTTCTTTTACCAGACCCCAAGGAATAGTCGTAGCAAACCAACCTAATACCCAACTACTGAATACTTCCATTACTCTCCCTTAATAAATTTACTACCGTCTCTTAAATCTGAAACTACATTAGTTAATGCGTTGAAATACCCCGCATAAAAGCTAACGTTGTCTTCCCATTGCTCACCAATCTTAGGCATTGGTAAATCAGTTTCTTCTTGTGCTTCCAAACAAATATCTACAATCTCTTTTTGTAAATAGTCCATCACATCTTTTAATGTTAATTCCATTACACAACCTCCCACTTTGTAATCTTAAACTCGTCATTACCCATCTCTACTGGAACATCCATTCCATAATAAAAGATGTCATCATCAGTCAAACCCATAGGCAAATCAACTTCCTCGCCATATAAGTCTTTAATACAATCGTCAGTATCAGTAATCAAACAATCAGTAATCTCTTGCTTATTGTCCAAGTAATAGCCAGATACTTTATATATAGTCATTGTAATCCTTTCAATAGCTTACAACACTTAGACAACCAGACACCAGAAAAGGTTACACACTTAATAAATTTATTTGGCGTAAAAAAGAAATCATTGGCGTGTGTGTAATGAAGTCCCAGCCCAGACTCAGATGCAAAACCAGATGGCAAAAAACATTAGAGTTCTGCGGTGGCAAAGTTCCCATATATCTCTACATCTTTAGGGGTGGCGGGGAGAAAGGCGAGAAAAAAGGACTACTCTTTGATTCTTAGAATAGACCTCTCCCGATGGGGCCAATAAAGACTGTAGCTAGTTTAGGTTAACTTTAGGTCATAAGAGAGAGCACCAGTTACGATGCTCTCAATATAACCTCTAGTCGTCTAGAGTGTAGTTATCTACAGTAACTACAAGTGCTATTATTAATAAGAATGTAATTGGTATTGATATAAGCATTACAATCAACCATTTTACAAACTCAAGATTAAGTATTTGTATGACAATCTCCTTTCTTTAGTTAACACCCCACTCATATACCTCTGTATCAGTTGTACTAATAACATCACCAGAGTCATATGCTTCTTCTTCATATGCTTCAAAGAATGTATCATCAGCATCTTGGTCTGATGCATATTCTTCTAATGCAACATTCATTGCATGTTGGTCTGTAATCTCTACATCAAATCCACCCATACCATCTTCTTCATAATGATACGCTGAACTTGGTAGGTAATCTAGTTCAATCAGTTGTTGCAATGTGACATACAAAGCAGCAGACTGATGGTATCGTACACTTCTAACAATATCTCGTTGTACATCTATGTAGTATTCTGTATCTCCAGCACTACTCATACTTAATCTATCGTTAGATAGTGTTGTTTCTGTTTGATTCCATTTTGGTATCGTCATTTATTCCTCCTCCTCACATATATCACATGTGTCCATATCCCATGATTGTTCTACATTGTTTACTGTAATCATATCTCTAATATCAGCACTACTATCGGGGAAACCCCAAGTCAATGCTTCTTCTATAGCCTCCTCTTTGTTCTTACCAATACCGATAAGAGCAAAGCTGAGAGCAACTTCGTACCTGTGTGGGCATAAATTTTTCATTACTACTCCTCTTCTAAACTATCTTCGTACATATTTTCTGCGTCAAATGGATTGACGTATTCTTCATGTAAATAATTGTATTGATAATTATCCATTATTCCCTCCCTAGTGTTTGTAATAGTTCTGTTATGTCAGATTTGTTTAAGTTAACAACCTCACCATCTTCCATGGTTACTGAGTAATAGATATTCTCAATGTAGCATTCATCTACATCATGGTCTTCATACTCAACATTGGTAACGCTTCCTTCATAGATTTCACCTGTATCTCTAAGTGAATCAGATATTCTGTCACCTAAAGCATATTCATCAGCGTCGTAATCTAACACATCATCTATATCTACTAAGGTGTCTAAGTCACCTCTGATTCTAGATTCCTGTGTGTAAACACATGTTCCAGTCTCTATGATTCTGATATCTATCTCTAGGTTTTTAAACTGCTCGAGGGTTAGGCTATAGCCTAACTCCTCAAGTCTTGTTTTGATTCTGTTCCAAGCTGGTACAGTTGCCATTTATTCTTCCTCCAATCCTTCGTCATATAAACTAACGAAGCTTACTACTTCCTCTAATACAACTCCGCCTCTGTTAAAAGCGAAGTTGTATGCATCTGCGTAATGGTCGATAGTTGTAGTGATAATATCTTTATCACGTTCTCTAACGTCCCAATACAGGACTCTATATTTTTTGTCCACTATTCTCCTTTCATATGTGCTAGAACTTCTTGGTCAAACTCATTGTCCAAGTCGTATCTAGTATCTAATGCATCTAATTGACTACCGAATCTGTGTTCGTATGGTCTTAGATACTCTGTTAAGTTTGAGTACTTCTCTTGTTGAATGTACTCATACCAATCACTAGCACTCAACACACTGTCTAGTATTGTCATACTATCCTTAGTTGTGTCAAGCATCTTTGTGTATTCATAAGTTGAATCGACAAACTCTAAGTTCTTGAGTAGTCGATTTGTCTTAAGGTTAGCTTTGAAGAACCTAAGTTCTATTGTGTGTTGCGGATGTAGATTGAGATACTTATATCTTTGTCCATCAGTATTCGTTCTATCGATTGCAACTTGTGCTAACTTAGATTTAACTTCTGCACTCACTGTTGGTTGTTCAAACCTTGCCCAGTTATTGAATCTTCTCTGACCAATAAGGGACAATAGTGAGCCTGTTGTATTGTGATTGATACTTGTTTTACCAAGTGTCTGCATCAACAACATCCATGTGAATAGATGTGAATCTGTAAATGCAGCTTTCGGTACATGAATGTGCAATCCAGTAGTTCGTCTGTGGAATGCAGCAAAGACATCATTGTAGTCCTCGAACACCAATGGTATGTCTCTCCATACACCAAGTGACATTGGTTGAGATACAAACTCAATACCATCACTTAGTGAACCGTCAGTCTTAGCTATGAAGAACTGTACTGGTGATACAGTATGGTGAGTAAGAACATCATTGTCGTACTCATTGAACCTATCTACATAGGCTCTACTCATAGCTTCCTTGTTGATAGTATGAATTACATCTTCAATGTCACAGTAGACATCTCTTCTGTATTCAACTTCCAACTCCATACCCATAGGCAGACCTTCTAGTGTAAAGAATGCATGCTCTGCTTGAGCTTCCTTACTTGCAAGTGCAGACTGCACTAAGTTTCTACCAATAAAGTAGACGCTTGGTTTGTAACCATATCCATGAACATCCATGTCCATGTTGTATGTTATTTTTCTTTTGATTTCTGATTTACGTTGGTCGTCCAATGTAATCTCCTTTCTTATATAATTTCTACGTCTTCGATGTATGAATCTTGTTGTTCATAATCATCACCAGTTTCGTAGTTTTCATAATCGTCAATATCCCAATTCTCTTCAAATAATTCTTGAGCCCACTCTCTCAATACGTTATCTAAAGGTAGGTTACCAGCTAGTCTGTCAGTGGAACCTAAGTATCCCACTTCAACTGCATAGTCAAGTACTTCACTCATGTTATAAGTTGTATAACCATTCTCTGTGTAAGTTACTCTACCTACATGTTCAGTTGTTATTCTTACTCGTCTATTTTCTATATCATCTTCTTCTCTCTGATATAAAGGATATGACTCGTTGTTACCAATAGATTGAGTAGGCTCTTGCGAACCTACTCTATTCCAGTCAGGAACTACCACGTTACCTCCTTGTCATTTCTTGTAAGTATTGACACTCACATTCTTTGTTACATGCTCTCTTAAGCTTGTCGTCAACCTCTGCTCCACATTCTTCACATTGGAATGACTTGGTCTCAGGAACAAACTGTAATGCATAGTCAATGATTAGGTCATCTACTGTGTAGTAATCCATCACTGAATTTTCTAGCATTACTGTTATCTTGTCCTGCAACTCAACATCATCTAACATATCCTCAGGTATAAACTCTGAGTAAATAATGTCATGAGCATCTTCATACCAGATGTCACCAGTATCTTCATTGATGAAGCATGCATCCTCAGTTGTGTCTAACAACCTTGGCTGTATAGTTGTGCTGCCGATTATGCTTGTAGGTTTCTTGTATGGTTTGTGATGTGTATTGGAATACCAAACACCTTTCTCCCATGAACCCATATGCTCATTGATAATGTACGATTCTTTCTTCAGTCTCTTGTTGGCTGAGAGTATCACTAGCTTGTTGAAGCCTACGATATCTCCAAGTGCTGTTCTGAACTGCTCATCATCAAATGCAGTCGGCTTGACATTCTGCAAGAATACTTGATTGAAGTATCTTGTATCAGACATATCTGACTTAGCAGGTGGATGGAACTCACTAGGCATGATTCCATTGTGTGCAAAGACCGTATTAGGGTCGATGTGGAATGGATGGTTGTTATCAATACATACAGAACCATGAGTTGCTATTCTCATGTGTACAAGTATGTCTGACTTACCATACTTAGCTACCACCTCTTTGAACTTCTGCTTGAAGCTCTTGAGTTTCATTGTCTTGTAGACTTGAACCTTTCCATTCTCATCTATCCAAGCAATACCTCCACCATCTGGGTTTCTCTTCCACATTTGGTCAAGGGTATTGTTATCTATGTTTTTCGTCGCAGGGACGCTTGCTATTACGCACATATATTTCCTTTCTTTATATGTTTATGTTTTCTGGCAACTCGTAGTCTGCCATTTCTAATCTGTGGACTAAGTAATTAATCCTGTCGTTCGGATAGTTACTGAGTACATCTAGTAAGTACTCATCCACATTGTTGTTTATTTTGTCTAACTGACTTTGTAGGAATGTACGTGGACCTTCTTGCGAGTAGTCCCATCTAGTACCTTCACTATGTGTGTCAGAATGTATTACATCAACAGCATGTCTGTAGATTAAGTCAACAAACTGGACAATACCTAAGATAGATTTTCTACCTGTATTACCCTGAAAGTATCTCAACTCTATAGTGCTGTCATGCAATGTATTGATAGCATTGTACTTAGGAGTAGAAGACTGACTTGTCTGCTTCTTTTCCATTGCAACCATGAATGCTGTATCTGCACTACCTTGATAGAACAGAGTGTTCCATGTTGCATAGTATGTACTATCTCTACCTGCAATAGCTGCAAGTAATGGGCTTCGTTTCTTGTTGAGCTCGTTTAGTATCTTAAGGAATACATAACGTTCTGCAACTTGCATACTATCCCATCCAATATGAATGTGTATTCCACATTCCTCAGAGTTCCTAGCTCTGAAATTGTTCTGGAAATAATCCCAGAATCTCTGTGGTATTTCTTTCATCCAGTAGTCATAGCTAAGTGGTTGAGATACAAACTCAACTCCTATACCATCTCTTAAGCTACCATCATGTTTTCTGTACAACAGTTGATGCTCACCATCATAGAACTCCATATGTGCCTTTGGATAATCAGTATCGTGGAACATACGGATTGTATCTTCCATTACTATGTTGGAATCTCTGTAATCACTTCTGTCATTTCTGACAAAGCATTCAAACTCCATACCATAGTAAGGACCTGTGTTGTAGAACCAATCAGTATCTTGGTAATTTCCACCAGGACTGTCTGATTCTATCAATCCATCTTCTCTAACTCCTACTAATCTCACAGGGAACCTGTAGTTCCAATTGTGGAATGTTGTATCGAATCTAAATGTCCATCTAGGAATATCAATTCGTTCAATCATTCTGATTCTGAAGATGGTATCTTCATCTAACTTGCGGAAGAATCTTTTGTATTCAGCATTTGCATTCTCGAATACATCAGTTCCCCAAGTATCATTCCATGACCAATCATCTCGTGAAGGGTTGTAGAATAGTTGGTCTATGCCATCGAATCCTACTGAACCTTGCCACAATCTTAGATTTGGTCTGTTCTGTGATACAAGTTGGTCTTTGGCAACATACTTGATGCATGATATACATACATTCTTTCTGTTGCTCCAAGCTTGCCTTGCACCAGGCTTAGCATGTCGTATTGGTACCATGTGTGTTCTGACTTTGTTGAAGCATTGACACATGACACACTTAGTGTATCGAGCACCAATGTTCTGTTCTAAGTCACGAAGTGGCATGAACCTACTGCTACTTTTCTCCATGGCCATACGACGACCATAGTTAGTAACCTTACCATCATTGTTGGTAAAGTAGGTTTGCCACTCATGGTTCGCATAACCACCGAATACAGTAGTATCCATTTGGTAAATACCAATCATCACACCTTGGTTAATAGAATCTGTTTCTTTTGTTAAGACCCAGTCCTTTAGGTGTAAGGAATTAGCTACTTGATTCATTTGATTGTCTAGTTCTTCTATCCAATCAAGTATGTCATAACCTTTATCATCAAATAATTGAAGATAAGGTTCCAGTATTGAATACAAGTATTCTGTTTGACCACAGTTACTTATATGTGTTTGAGTGACGATTTCGTTAACGTCACATAGGAACACAAGTCCGTCATAATCACCATACCTAAAATTAGGTGCATGATTGATGTCGGGTTGTGCATCAGCAATTGCGTTGGCCTCAGCCAATTGCAATACTTTCATTTATCCTTCCTCCTTCTGCTACTCATTTCTGATGTAGCAATGTCTGTACCGTTCCCCTATTAGACCTTCCAATAGGAGATTTGGTTACACGGTATTTATTTTTTATTTTTAAAGAACTCCTCCACTACCTCTGGAATCCAGATTAAGTGTAAGATTTCTTTTATAACATCATCTGACTCACCATCTTTAACAAGTAAGTCATAATCAGTTTTAATATCCATGATTACCTTTCTGATATTAGGACCATCCCAATACCCTAGAGCCCACCGTAATGGGCTCCGAGCTATTAAGACTCTTGGTCTTCTTTCACTATGTCGAAGATAGTAACAACATCTCCACCGCCAAAAGCGAAACATACTTCCTCAATGATTGCCTTTACAGAATCATCGTCTCTTGCATCGTTCGCTTCAATGCTGAGCTTTACCTCATCAGCGATTTGATATTCTACTTTGTTATCTTCCATTTTCTTCTCGAGTTGAGAAAGGGCTTTTGCCCAACGTACCTGTGACATTATTTATCCTCCTTTATGATTTCAATGTCTTCTGTTACTAAGAAGGGGATGGTAAACGAATCTACCATCTCCCTATATATTGAACCGTTAATACTTAAAGTATCTTCGGTCTTGAGTAGTTCTTGCATCCTACCCCTTTCTTCCTACTGTAAAGTAGGACTTATCTATGATTGAATCATAGGTTGTATCTATTAAGGTTTCCCTTTGATACTTCCTTTCAGCCAATCGTTCTAGTACAAATAAAGGCAATAGCCTATATAGTAAGTACTTCATACTCTCCTTTCTATTCAAACACTGTATAAGTGTTTCCTAACCTTTCTCTGTTAATGTTGTTTAACATTGTTCCTTCTGGAATATCTTTCCAGTTATCTTCTAAACAGAAACAGGTTGTTCCATATGGTTCTAACATTGAATGCCATTCACTTACGTAATGTTCAGAACTTGCTTTACATTCAGATTTAATGTAATCAATACACTCATTGATTGTTTCAAATCCTCCCATTAACAAGTCACCACTACTTCCGTGAGTAACATATGTTTGGTATGAATAACTATCTGGGTGTTCACATAACTCAACATTAAATATTGAGTTGTGATACTTGATTTCAAATAGTTCAGTCATATCTCTCCTTTCTAACAGACGTGTACTGGGTCACATGAACATGTGCCTAGCATTTCTCTGTATTTCTTTCTCTTTAGATAGTGCAGATAAGGCAATGGGTTATCATTACCCAATGCTTCCTGTTCTTCATAGTATTTCTTTTTCTCAGCAAAGAATTCTTGCTGTTCAGGAGTTCGTTCTAATACTTGAACTATTCCTCTATATCGATTTCTGATACTTAAGATGGTATCTTCATCTAAATTGAGCAAGCTCTCGCTCATATATTCTCCTTTCTATCCAACAGGACAGCCGAGTTCGTCAATCTCAGCCGTCCAGTCATAGTATTGTCTATTCATTACTCTTAAAAGCGTTCATCATTTCATTAAAGAAATCACCATCATTCTCTAATTCATTGACTAAGTCTTCCTCAGTAATGTTGTTTTTATCTTTAGTTTGTTTAGTAGTAGCATCTTCAGTTCTTCTGAACTTACCATTGCCACCGACTAGCTCTATATCTCCTCTAAGATAACTGCTCATCCAGTCTCCTGATTCATTAGCAGTATCTATAGACTCAGCTACAGAACTATTACGCTCATGGTTTCTAGCCATTAGCTTCTCCGTTTCTCCTATCCACATAGATAGGTCAATGCCCACAGTTTCCCATGGGCATTATCTATCTACACGCCTACTTCATCTACATACAGCCATAACTTGAAAGCAATTCTGCTAACAAATCTATTTCTGCGTTGATATAGAAGTGCAAGTATGAGATTACGTATTCTCCAATAAGACAATATACGCCTTATCATGTAGTCTCCTTTCTATTTATTAAGTAGTTTGCACACATGAACTGGGTCACATGTGCATTGTTTAGAGTCTGCCATTATGCACACTCATTACCATCATTGTGAAATGTTTGTTCATTTTCTGTTGAACATTTTTCACAAGGATTTAGCCAATCAATCCCAACGTTAAGACTAGACATTGGTCTCTCCTTTCTATTCTCTTATCTTTATAGATAAGTCCAAGCCCACCTGTTAAGATGAGCTTGATTTATCTACTAGAACAAGTTCTTGTAGTGTCTGTCTAATGGGTCAGATACATTGAACTTTGCCATTAGCCACTCAGTTGCATATAGCCATACCCATCCAGCTAAGAGTGTTACCCCTAAGCCAAACAGAAATGACATAGCAATTACCCCATAAATTGGGTCTGACTGTGTCATATTCTCTCCTTTCCCTATTGTTGTGTCCAGTGATAATCAAATGCATCTAGACCAGATATAGTTCTATATACTTCATATAGAGCATAACTATCCCATCCTGCATTATGTGCATCACCTTCTTTAGATTCATCATATGTTAGATTTGTATATTCTTCTACCATATTTTTGAGTCTGTGTTTCTTATCTGGATATACTTTGGCATACTCATGCTTTGTATCTAACCAGATATGATTAGTTGTCTCTAAGTTATGTAATTCGAGAGTTTGCTCCCAAGCAGGTTTATCAAATCTGAATGCATTATGTGCTATTAGTACACCATCTGTACCAATAAACTCTATAATTTCAGAATAGATATCTACTAGTGATTTAGCATTAGCTAACTTAGACTTAGTATTTCTAGAGTACTTTCTATATTCAAACCATTCTGTATATGGTAATGAATAATGTTTTTCATGAGGTTTGACATCCCATACTCTTGTCTCACCATCACTAACTCTAGTAATACCAATTTGCCATATGTCACTAAAGTCTCTGATTTCAAAGTAGTTCTCTGGAGCTACTGTTTCAAAGTCAATAGTGAATACATTTGTACTCATTAGTATCCTTTCTATATATATACTTCATCATCATTGCCACCCTTGGGTAGGGGGGTCTAAAATCAAAAAAAATATATCCTTTTATACACTTGGCTCCCCGTAAATTTTTTTCTAGTTTTTGATGTATAGGTCATACCTACACTCCCCTATCCCCTACTCTCTACCTATATCATGGTAGAATTCCCTTATGGCAAGACCTACTAAATTAACACCTCAGTTGATTGAGGATATCTGTAACTGGCTTAAGCTCGGCTACTACCAAGAAGACGCTGCCACTATGGCAGGTATCTCTACTTCTACCTACTATGACTGGATGAAAAAGGGTGAAGAGCATCAAAAAGCCCTAGAGTCAGGTCAATCTGATTCCTTACCAGCAATACAAGAGGATGGTGAAGTTGAGGTTGTTAATATGTATTCGGAGTTTTCGGACGCTATAAAAAGAGCAAGAGCCGAAGCAGAGGGTGCTCATATAAGGAATATAAGGAAGGCTGCTGACAATGGGTCATGGCAGGCTAGTGCCTGGTGGCTCGAGAGGTCGATGCCTAAAAAATGGGGTAAACGTTCTGCTCTCGATATCGTAGCTGGGGAAGAAGAGGAGATACAGTTCCAGATAGAGTATGGGGAATAAGGGGTAGGAGCTTACTTGCCCACACACATATCAGGTTTTTGACCCTCATTTCACCTATACAAAACCCCGTATAGAACATATGTTCGAGAAAAAAAATTTTTTTACCTCCTACTATCCTAAAGATGGAAATATATCAAAAGAATAAAGCCTTTAGGGATGGTTATGGTGTGTATCTTTATAAATGTATTAAAGGATGGTTAATGTCTTTAGTATATATACAGCAATAAGGGAGAGTTTTATAGCGACGCTTGCTGATATCCTACAGATTCCAGATTGGTACAAAGATGCTAACTGTGTTGGTACAGACCAAGATGAGTTTTTTCCAGATAGAGGTAGTAGTACTGTAATTGCAAAGGCAATTTGTAAAGAATGTAAAGTTCGAGAAGAGTGTCTAGAATTTGCAGTAGTAAGAAAAGAACGATTTGGAATATGGGGTGGTAAATCTGAACGAGAACGCAGAGCCATTAGACGAGAACGAAGAAAAAAAGGCGAAAAGTTTTAAAGTTCCTGTTTATTACTGGGAGATAATATTGACTAAGGGAGATGACCCAATGCTATTTGGACCATTTACAAGACATGAAATGTTCTACTACCTAGAAACACAGGGGTATGAAATACCCTATAAGATTAAAAGGCTAAGACCAGATGGAAGATAAGTTCGTAATACTAGATTTTGAGACCACAGGTGCAGATATATTACACACACCCCCTGTAATGAATGGATATTTTAAGTCAAAACTATGGTATGACCCTATTGAATTTGCCATGATAGATTTATCTAGTGACCAAGAGTACCATTATTTCATAGAACCACACACAGATTTTATTAAAGAAGGCATACCTTGGGCTACTGATATCCATGGATTTGAGAAAGATGACTTTGTTAAGCGTAATGATTTACAGAAATGGGAAGATATCTACCCAGAAATACAGAAAGTTCTTACAGGTAAGACTGCTGTTGCACATAATGCTTTTGTTTTTGACCAGCAAGTTATGGAACAAACCTGCGAGAAGTATCAAACTCTAGTTCCATTATGTAAATGGAGGGATACTAAAGCGGAGATTAAGCAAATGTATCCAGATAAAGCTCATAGTCAAGTTGATGTAGCAAAGTGGATGTTAGATGAGGAGTATAAAGCACACTCTGCTATTGAAGATGTTCGTATGTTGGCAAAGATTTTTAAATACATAAACGAAAAACCTGCTTGGATTTTCGTATAAGGTTCTTGACTTAATTTTTATATTGTCTAATATTTCTTATACACCAACAAAAGTTGCGTGGTAAGAGAGATTATCAAAAGGATATCTCAAAAAAGAAAGAGGATAAAATGCGTAATGCAAAAATCACATTGCCTATTCAGGCAATTCGTACACTAACTTCTTTAACTGATAAGAATGTTAAAGAATACTATGGATATATCAAATGTAAGGATTTAGCTGAAGCTGATGAATTACCAGATAATCCAAATCCAAGAAAGCCAATAGCTGACAAAGCATCATATAAAGAAATGGTTGCAGCTCTTACTGATGAGCAAGAGACGCCAGACTTATTTATGTTTGCAGCACTTGGCATACATATCTTTGCTACTGATGCAGTAGTAGAAGATAATTCAATAACACTTACGCTATCAAACAAAGATGGTGTTGTTAATGGTGGACACTTGTATGGTGCTATTAGAGAGAATAGTAATTCTATTCCAGAAGATAGGCTAGTTAGAGTGTTTATTATGACTGGTGTTACAGATGAAAGCACAAGACTAAATATCTCTATTGGTCTCAACAACTCATTACAAGTCAGTGATGAATCATTGTTGAACCATAAGGGAGAATTTGAATGGATTAAAAAAGGTTTCAAGAATACGCCTTATGAAGATTCAATAGTCTATTTCCAAGGAGATGAAGGTACTATAAAAGTTAGAGATATTCTTTCTACTGTATATTCATTAATCCCAGATGGTTCTGAATTAACAACTAAACCTATAAATAAAGTATGGGCTTATGGTGGCAAAAATAAAATTGTTGCACGTTATGAGGAATCTAAAGCAGAATACAAGAAGTTTGAGTCTAGTCTAAAAGCTATATATAAATTCAAAGACTATGTACAAGAAACTTCTTATCCAATGTGGTGTGAGGCTACAGGCGAAACTATAGATGATACTCCATTTATATTTTCCAAATGGTCTAACAATAAAAACCAAACACTATTCATTGAAGATGATAAAGAAATGGAATACGTACTACAACAAGCAGTACTCGTTCCTGTTCTTGCTTCTTTCAGAACAATGATTGCAATGGAAAAGAAGTTCGACTTTCACAAGGCTAAAACTGTTTGGGATAATATTGGAGTTAAGCTGATGCAAAAAGGTGTCAGAGTAGCTAGACAGTTTGACCAATTAAGACCAGTAGGTTACTGGCAACCAATGTGGTCAGAGATGTTTGAAGATGTAGGAGAAGAATTACAATCTTTAAAACAAAGTAGACTATCTGCATAAGTTGATATACTAGAATCGTAATCGTCTATGGACTTGTTCATAGGAAGAATACTTTTCAGTCATAAGATTAAGGCCGTCCTGCGAGGCGGCCATCTTATTTAAATACCAAACCCCTATGGTATATTTATAGAACCATGATTCAAGATTTTATATACGCAGGTTACAGATTTAAAAAAGAAACTCTTAAGAATGAAACTCTTGTAATTATGTTTGAAAAGAACGAAGCAGTTCAACAGATGATAATCCCAAACGAAATAAATATTTTTGATTACATCGATGCTTACCTTAATAAATTTATTAGACAGTCAAATACCACAAGGTATATTAAGAATAAGTAATATAAAGATGTCGGCATCCACACCGACCTCCTCCCATCATCGGCTGTCCATAGGATAGCCGTATTCAAAATTACTACTATAATTACTCTATGCCTAGATATGAACATAAATGTATTAAAGATATTTGCGAATTTCTTTTTGAAGTTACTTATGGAATTAAAGAAGAACCTCAAATAAATTGTCCTAAGTGTTCTAGTCCTACACAAAGACAAATTTCTAGAAACGTTATGTTTGAAACTCCTGTTGATGTAGAATGGGAAAAAGACCCAAGTGATTTATCAGTCACTTCATATAAGAAATATAGTGAAGCAAAGAAAAGAAAGTTTAGGTGGTAATATGTCAGGCTTTGACATGAGAGATGATGAAACATATTCTGAATACAAATCAAGAAAACTTAGAGAGAAAGGTCCAGGGTTTCATGTAGCTATGGGACAAAAAAGATATAATCCTGATGACCCAGCTAAAAGTGAAGCGGCTCAAAGAGCTCGTCGTAATAGAAACAAAGGTAGAAGAAAACAAAACCTTGCTCGTAAAAAATTAAAGATACCAAATACTAAGTTCAGGTCGATGATGGGACATGAAGAAAGTTGGTTAGGTCAAGTAAGAGTTGAAGTAAAAGCTGGAAAGCAAGTTCAGACCTTATGGACTAAATTTAAAAATGCTAAAGCACAATCAGATTCTAACAATACAGCAATAGGTAGTAACAAACCATTTGTATTTGTTGCAATGCCTGATGGAACTTCTGATGGTTTAGTAGTTATGGAGTTAGACAGATTGGAGGAAACAGTATTTGCGTTGCTTGAAACGTGGGAAGAGTACGATGAAGAGTAATGGTTAAATACAAGGGTGTTCTCCCTGCACTTCATGAAGCACAGAAAACTGTAGCGGAATCTGAAGCTAGGTGGAAAGTTCTTTGTGCTGGTCGAAGATTTGGTAAGACACGTCTTGGTGTACAGATGTGTATGGAAAATGCTTTAGAAGGTAAAAGAGCTTGGTGGGTTGCACCAACATTCGCAATTGCTCGTGTAGGTTGGAGAGCTATTGAAGCAGCAGCTATGTCGTTCCCCGAAAAGATAAGACCTAAAGTTTCTATTGCAAACATGGAAGTTCATTTTGAAAATGGTGGTTTTATTGCTGCTAAATCTGCTGATAATCCACAAAGATTAAGAGGTGAAGGTCTTGACTTTCTAGTTATGGATGAAGCAGCTTTTGTAAAACCAGAAGTGTGGAGAGAAGTTCTAAGACCAACACTTACAGAAAGAAAAGGTAAAGGTTTATTTATTAGTACTCCAATGGGTATGAACAATTGGTTTTATGATTTATGGCAAAATGCACAAGATGATGATAATTGGGAAACATTTAGATTTTCTACATTAGACAACCCAGCTATTGACCCTGACGAATTAGAAATTGCCAAGAAAGAAGTTGGTTCTATTATATATACGCAAGAGTATTTAGCAGAGTTTGTTGAAGATGGTCAGTCTCTATTTAAACCTCATTGGTTGAATTATTTTCAAAAAAGTGAAGATGGTTTATGGGTAGGTGGTGGTGGTTCATGGGACCCATTAGAACTACAACACTTTGGTGCAGTTGATATTGCTGTAACTACTGCTACTTCTTCAGACCATACAGCACTAGTAGATTTTGCTAAACATAACGATGGTACATTGTTTGTTAATGATGTAAAACAAATTAAAGTAGAAGGACCTGATTTATTTCCAGAAATAAGAAATATGTACGATAGATATAACTGGTCACATGTTTGTATTGAGAATGTCGGCTTATCTAAAACAGTTTCTCAAATGCTTCAAAGAGAGGGATATAGGGTACAAGAAATGAAAGCAGATAAGGATAAAATAACCAAAGCTTTACCTTTATCGGCTAGGATGGAGTCTGGAGATGTACTTTTAAAAGCGGAAGCACCATGGCTACCGAACCTAGAGCGTGAGCTCCTTGCATTTCCGCTAGGTTCGCATGATGACATGGTAGACGCTATGGCACTTGGAGCTCAAGAGATGCAAAAAAAACGCGTCTGGGAAGCGTATTAATAAATGGCAGAAAGAAATAGATTTCAAAAAGCCTTCGATGCCTTAACAGGTAGGGACATCGGAAGCAAAACTGCAGCGAATTATAACCAAACTTATGGTACTGATTTGTCTGTATATGGATACAATACTACAGCAGGATTCTGGGAATCAGATAAGCTAAGAGAAATAGGCGATGGCTCTGCTAACTCCGCAGTTATTGCTTGTTTAAATGTTTTATCTACAGCATTTTCAGAACCAACATTGCAAGTTGTTAAGACAGATAGTTTTGGTAATAGAGATGTACAGACAAATCATCCTATAACTAATTTATACAAGAGACCTAATCCTTTTATGTCTGCTGGTCTTTTATCTCACTATATAGTTTTAGCAATAAATACAATCGGAGATGCTTTTCTTTATAAAAACAGAAACTCAAGTGGTAAAGTAGTACAACTTGTTCCTATTATGCCTAACTTAGTTGAGGTAAGGGGAAACGAAAACGAACTAATTACACATTATGAATATTATCAGAATGGTAAAGGTGGAGAAAATTTAAAGATTCCAGTAGATGACATAGTACATATCCGACAAGGAATAGACCCTAACGACCATCGAAGAGGACATGCTCCCCTTAAAGGTGTGTTGAGAGAAATACTAGGTGATGAATCAGCAGGACAATGGTCAGCTGCCTTATTGCACAATATGGCTGTACCAGGTGTTGTTCTTTCTCCACGTAACGATTCTCTTGGAGGTCCAACAAGAGAAGAAGCCGAAGCTATATCAGAATCTTATAAGCAAAAATTTGGTGGTGCTAATAGAGGTGCTCCAATGGTTTTGTCTGGTTCTATGAATGTAGATATTGTTTCTTTCTCACCTGACCAAATGAAACTACAAGAATTAAGAAGATTACCAGAAGAAAGAATATCTGCTGTGTTGGGTGTTCCTGCAATTCTTGCTGGTCTTGGTGCTGGTTTAGATTCAGCAACTTATAACAATACAAGAGAATTAAGAGAGTTCTTTACAGAACAAAAACTCATACCTTTATGGAAAATGGTTTCTTCAGAATTAACTCATCAACTATTAGAACCAGATTATGGAATAACTGATGGTGGTGTTTGCGAATTTGATTACACAAAAGTAAGAGCATTATCAGAAGATATGGATGAACTTTACAAGAGAGTAAACACTGGTGTTCAAGGTGGCTGGATAACTATTGGTGAAGCTAGAAAAGTTGTAGGACTTGAAGCAGACGACAGACATGATATTTATTTAAGACCTCTTAATACAGTACAGATTACTGAAGATGGACAACCATTATTAGAAAGAGATAGATTTTCTCCAGATGAAGGAAAAGCTTTACTAGGTTCTGTTGCATTGCCACCAGAGTCTACAAGACAAGACGTTGTTGAATCACCACAAAGAATATCAGAAGATAAATATATTGCTGAAATGCCTAACGGTGCATTTTGTGTAGTGAGTCATTATGACAATGAAGTAATTAAATGTTTTAAAACAAGAGCTGAAGCTGAAAAGTTTTTAGCAAGTATGAAAAAAGCTTTAGCAGAAATGGAAGAAATAAAAGTTTCTACAGAAGAAGCTGAAGCATTGGAAGAGATTGATTCTGATTCATGGCGTAGTGAGAAGAAAGAAAAACCAAAAAAAGATAGAACAAACTTTCCTAGCCCTGGAGATGATAGAGCAGTAAGAATATCTAATTCTAAATACAAAGAGTTTCCATTTGCTTATGCAAAAGATTTAAAAGAGAACTGGCCTGAGATTTGGAGATTAGCTGGTAACGGTGGTAATCCTCCAACATCTTTTACAGGTAATGATGCTTACAGAAACTGGGCTAAATATAAAGCTGGCGATAGAAGTGAAGCAGTTCTTAGCTGGGTTCGTAGAAGAGAACGATACATGGGAAGACATCAAGGTAATACAAGACTTAATGGAACAATAGCAAACATTAAATGGGGTGGTGTTTCTAATATTGGCGTTCCTGCTATGAAAAAAATAATTAATGAAAGAAAAGAATTAGTTCGTAGAAGAAGAAAGAAAAGTTTAGAAGTTGCAAATGAAATACTTGATGAAGCATTTGCATCAAAGGTTTCTGCTAATGTCAGAAAGATACTTACTAACAAGGTTAAAGAACATAACGATGGAAGTCCTAAGTATAAAACAAATCTTAGAACTTTAGTTTCTGTGTTCAATAGAGGTGTAGGTGCTTATCGTACTAACCCTGGCTCAGTAAGAGGTAATGTAACATCTGCTGACCAATGGGGAATAGCACGTGTAAACGGGTTCCTTCATGCATTGAGAACTGGTAAGTTTAAGAGAAAACCATACGATACCGACTTGCTGCCTTCTTCACACCCTCTCTCATCTAAAAAAAGTGGGGAGAAAGCATCAAGCGTTAGAGTTGGTCAATCTGTCAGTTGGTCAATAAATAAGGACCCCGACCCACCTTCAACAGTACATGGTGTAGTAATATCAGTCGATGGTAAAGAAGCTACAATGCAGGTTTGGGCAATATTAGAAAATGGTAAACACAAAAAAACAGATAGAAGTGTAACCATGCCAATATCAAAGCTAACTGTAATTAAAGATATAACAAAAGAAAAGACACTAAATTCAAACACCTCTGTTTAAAATAATCTTATATAACTGTAATTACAGAGGAGCATTTGCATGCAAGAAAGAGAAGTAAAGAATATAGACTTTAAATTTGATGAAGACTCCGAAGGTAAAGTCTCTGCTGTCTTTTCTGTTTTCAATAATCTAGATTCCGATGGAGACATTGTTCTCCCAGGTTCAATAAAATCAGGTTTCAAGTCTGGTGATGTACCTATGGTATGGGCTCATAAATGGGATATGCCAATTGGAAAAGGTTACATTAGAGAAGATGGTGACAAAGCTACATTTGTTGGTGAGTTTTTCATGGACACAGATTCAGGACAAGAAGCCTACAAGTTAGTAAAGAACATGGGTGACCTTCAACAATGGTCATTCGGATATAGAGTCAATGATTCTGAGTTTGGTAAGCATAAAGATATGAAATCAAATGAAGAAGTTGATGCAAGATATTTAAAAGATTTAACTGTATTTGAAGTATCTCCAGTACTAGTTGGTGCTAATCAAGATACTTATACATTATCAATTAAATCTAATAACGAGTTATTAAAAGAAATTGCAAAAGAAGGTAAGGCATCTGTAGGTAAAGATATGTTTGACAATCCAGGTGAAGCTATGGAAAGAGCTAAAGAAATGGGTTGCGATGGTATACATTCTCATGATGAAGATGGAAAAACTATCTATATGCCATGTAAAACACATGAAGAATATGAAGATGCTATAAACGGTGATGATGATGCTGACGACATGAAAGAAGCTAAAACTCATACAGAGCAACACGCTGCTATGGAAGCATTAGGAAATATCACACAAGAAATGAAAGAAATTCTTGCTGCTATTCCTAAAGACGAAGATGCAGACTTACCACAATGGTGGGTAGATATGCTCAGAGAAATAGCTGAAAAAATGAAAGTGGCTAAAGATAATCTTGTAGAACCTAAGCCAGAAAAAGTATTAGAACAAGTGTATGAAGACCCTGCAAAAGCATTAGCTGAAGCAGAAGCTGAAGGAAAGACAATAACAATTGTTGAATCTGAAGGTAAGTCTTATTACAAAGTAAGTGAAAGTGTTGAAGAAGAAACGCAAGATAATGTTTCTTTTTCACAACAAGTCAAAGATGTGCTTGCTGCATTTAACGACTTGATGGCACGAGCTACCGCCATTGCGATGTTACGTGCTAAGGATGGAAGGAAACTAGGTATGAAAGCTACTGACGCTCTTAGAGCGGTACAGGAAGATTTACAAGATGCCTGGTCTGAAGTCGATGAATTCATAACTGAATTCGGTGCTATCGATTCTGCTGCTGTAGAAGAACTAGAAACCGAAGTAGAGGAATCTGCTGAGGAAGAAGCTTCTGATGTAGAAGAAGTCGAGACTGAAGTGACAGAAGAACCTGTTGATGAAGTCGAAGTAATCGAACCTGAAGTAATTGAAGAGGAAGAAACTGAGGAAGAGGTTGAAGAGGAGTTAGCTCCTGCTACAGCTGAAACCGAAGAAGAAGTCTCTGCTGATACTGAAGAAGAGATTATTGATGAAGAATCAGATGCACTATGGGCTGAAGGTCAAGCATTAATTGCAGAATCTTTGGAAGCCGACTTAATCGAAGAATAATCAAAATATATAACAGGAGATTAAGTTAAAAAATGAGTAGACCAAAAGAACTCAAAGAACAAATTGCTAAATCTCGTGAAGAGCTTAAAGCTGCTTTTGATTCACAAGAAGACGGCAAGTACTCTGCTGAGGCCAAAGAAAAAATCAAAGGTCTCAACACTGAACTAGCTGGACTTGTTGATGATTTAAAAATTGAAGAAGCAAAAGCTCAAAACGAAAAAGCAATGGAAATCAATGATACACCTGTTAACGCTATTCCAAATGCAGACGTTCAAAAAGCTGGAGTAAAATCCATCGGTGAATTGTTTGTTGGAACTGATGCTTATAAAGCATACAATGACAATGGCGTAAAAGGTGTAGATTCCAATGTTGAATTCAAAACAACTTTGAATACAACAGGATATGCTCCTGAGAGCCTTAGAGCTCCAGGAATCTTGGAGACAGCTCTTCGTAATCCAGATAGCGTTATTGGATTGTTTGACCAAATTCAAACTAACCAAAATGCATATGTGTATTTAGAAGAAACAACATTCACCAACAATGCTGGTGCAGTTGCTGAAGCTGCTGACATTAGTACATCTAATGAAGGTGCTTTAGCATTTACAGAAAGAACAGAATCCATCAGAAAGATGGCTACATTCTTACCTGTAACTGACGAATTGTTAGCTGATGTTGCTGGAATTCAAGGATATGTCAATTCAAGATTATCAACAATGATGAAATTGAATCTTGACAACCAATTAATCAATGGTAGCGGTTCAGCTCCTAACTTGACAGGTGTGTTACAAAAATCAGGAATTAACACATTTGACTATACAGGTGACCCATATGGTGGGGAACTTGGAAAGTTAGGTCAAATTTACCAAGCTATTACCGAAATCAGAAAAGATGCATTTGTTGAACCAGATGCAATCGTAATGCACCCATCAGACTGGTATGACCTAGTTACATCAGTTACTGATATAACAACAAGCGGTTCTAAGAACCCATTATTTGTTGTTGCTGGTGGATTCGGTGATGCACCTTCTCCAAAACTATGGGGACTTAATGTTGTTCCTTCAACAGTTATTGCTGCTGGAACAGTATTAGTAGGTAAATTCGGCGGTGGAGACGCAGCTCAAGTAATTATGAGAGAAGGCGTTGACCTTGCTGTTTCTGATAGCCATTCAGATTTCTTTGCGAAGAATCAATTGGCAATTAGATTGACAATGCGTTTAGGTTTTGCAATTTACAGACCAACCGCATTCTGCTCAATTACAAATATGTAATTAGTATTTGTTTTTTGGGGGTGGTTCGTACTGCCCCCAAAAACATTAAGGAGTAAAAGATGGAACAAAACCCAAGAACAAGATTAAATCCTTTTGGGATGATACAAAGAGATAAAGAGTTCTTTGATAAGTCTCAAGAGATTATTGACAGTTTCAGGAAAGTGGAGCCTGAATTAACACAGGAGAAAAATGCCTTACCACAAGAAGCCGAAGAAGAGTAAAAAACCAAAGAAGCCAAGAAAGTAAGGTAGGATAGATTATTATGTACACAGTATTAGAAGAGAACGTTTATAGACTACCTGACGGAAAAATCTGGAAAGGTGCCCCTGCTGATTTACCATTTGCTCAAGCAGATTTAATTGCTAAAGCTGGTAAAGAATACCCAACTGAGTGGTTAAAAGAGCAAGGTGCTTTAGAAGAAAAGAAAGCTCCTGCTAAGAAAGCTGCTCCAGCAAAAGCAAAAGCACAAAAGCCAGTAGAAAATAAATCTGTCAAAGTAGAAGAATCTAAATCAGAAGACAAGTAACACAGGAGGTCTAACTCATGGCTTTCTGTACAGCTGCAAATGTAGAACAGTATGTTCAATTTGCATTATCTTCAGATTTAGAATCACATCTTACAGATAACATTATTCCACTTGTAGAAGCTGCTATAAAAGAGTATGTAGGATATGATGTTGAACAAGCATCACATACTGAAACTTTTACAGGTGACCAAACAAAAGATATATTTTTAACACACCTTCCTATTAATTCAATTACTTCAATAGTAGAAGACGACACAACATTAGAAGAAGGTAACTCTAAAGATTTTGTTAAATATTCCAATGGAAGAATTACTCGTATTGGAACAAGATGGTCTTATGCAAGACCTTTGAATATAACTGTAACTTACAATGCAGGATATTACGCAA